CTACTTGTTTTTTCACGCTTAAATCTAGCTTTTTCGGCTGCCGTCATCTCTCCTACTGTCTTAGGTGTCTTACTTGAGACACGTTTGCTTGGTCTACAGGCAGGGTAGCCCCTTTTTTCTCCTTTCTGACGGCCACAAGGTTTTCCAGTTTTTACATCAACCCAATTTTCCTTAAACCAACGGTCTAAACCACCCTTAGTTCTAGTGCTTGGTTTACTTTTTCTTCTTTGTGGCACGTTTTTTCTCCACTTTATAAGTTCCACCACGCTTTTTATATTCTCGGACTAGCCAAGCATTAGCGTAGGCAGAAGGATAAACGTCAAACTTACGTTTGGCTTCAGCTTTTACTCTAGCGTAAAGTGCTTTATTAACAGGTACATTCACTTCTCTTCTTGCCTCCCTTTTTCTTTTTCTTCTTTTTCTTTTTTGTTGTTGACATTCCGTAATGATAAGGCATAAGCAAAAAGTCTTTTAATATATTCTAAACGCAGTCTGCCCTAATGTCTCAGGTTTCGCTAAATTAAACTGCTGTAGACAAAGATAACCAAAAGCGTCAAACGCATGGTCCACTCCTAAGTTCTTGTTAGGCATACCTGTATTTGGAGCGTAAGTTAATGTCCTTAATGCTTTTATTAATTCTTTACATCGAGGATGTATAATCGTTCTTCGATCACCAGCTGCATCATATAATGCCGTATTCACAGCGGTAATTTTATCTCTTATCTTCCATGGTGCACGAGGGCTCGATACCGTAAATCCACTTCTTCTTAAAATTGTATGATCGGTTAATCCAACTCCACTTGTTTTTCGTGCGCCTCCTGTAGGGTCAGGACATGTAATAACTCTTCTATCTACCCCATATCTATTTACAACTTCTTCGGCAAAGTCCCATGTCGTAGCACCTCCTCTCAATATAATCTCATCAAAAACATACAAATTTTCATTATGTTTTACTGCACATACACCACATAAAGGATCAACGTTAAAATCTACACCCATATACAAAGGCAACATGTGTAAATCTTTCGCTCCGTCACTAATGTTTTCGTCCGAAAAACTTACAGCCACTAAACCTGTTAGATTCTCAAAACTCGCTTCAAATTCTTGTCTAAATGTACGATTATCCAATTGCCCTCTAGCTGCTTCAACTTCCTCTTTCGGAACATTACCCCCCTCTACAGTAGTGAAACTCCACCTCGTCCAATCTCCACTCTCATCTTCAGGGACATAACACCATAAATCGTAAAACCAACTTGCCGTCCCATCAGGTGTTGAAATAAATAATGCCCATCCCTGTTTGTCAGCTAACGCAGGTCTTATAACCTCTGACCATACTTCCTTATCCATAAATGCTGCTTCATCCAAGACTACGCCCGAAAGACTTCTTCCTCTTAATGCCATCGCATTTTCAGTCCCCTTTAATTCAATAGTTGATTCGTTTACTAATTCAATCTTTAAATCTGTCTCATTCTTAGATTTAATCCATTGCTTTGGCACTAACTTCTTCAATGTCTTCCATGCAATATCCTTTGCCATTCGATATGTAGGTGCACAATAAAAATACGTTTCACCAGGCTTCGCAATAGCTCCTTTCAATAACTCGACACAACTTAAATAGCTTTTACCAAATCTTCTACCAGCTACTAATACCCTAAACCTACTCTTATTACTGAACACCTCCCCCTGTGCCCACCTTAAACTTAACGGTTCTGCTACTGCCATACGAAAATCTTAATCCCTTTTACTATAACAGCAACTTATTTCGTGTTGTATCAGCAGGTTCTACGGCATACATAAATATATGTAACATTTCTGTAACACTCCCCCTCCTTGCTTGTTCGGTTATCCGTACCTTTTACTGCTTTGATAATAGAGCAAATGCATGTATAATAAAGGAGTAGGTAAGAGAAATCAAGCTTACAGCAACTAGAAAATTTATCACTTTTTCGCTATGGCAAAACCAAATGTCGAGTACACTTTTTCAGGTGTACAATCTTTGAACCTTTCTAATTATGGAGTGACAATCTCACTTGCAGACGGTGACAAGATTGAGACACGAGTAGATTCAAAATGTTTTGAGCCTCTATTGGTTCAATCTATTGAGTATTACTTAAAATGGACGGCTTCAGATGAGACACTTAAAACATTAGGTGATCTAATTGTTAAGAAGCTAGAGAAACAAGATGCTTGATGAACTAGAAGCCGCTTGGCTTGAGTACGTAAGGAAAGAAGCCAACGAGCAAGGGATTGACCTAAACGATCCCTTCCTTTCTGAAGAGTTCGAAAATGCACTTCACGAACTTGTAGAAGAGAAACAAGAAGCTCAACTTCTTGAAGCTCAACTTCAAAATCAAGAATATGCAACTTTCTAACTCTCAACACTTGACGAGGTTTGAAGAGATCAAAGAGGCTTTACTAAAACTAGAGCCTCTAATCTCTAACCTAGACTCCAAAGCTTACGAGCTTTTACTATTTGAACTTTATCAGCACTAATCGCTATGTCACACGAAGGAAACACCGCTTTGCTAGAGAATCTTTACGAAGACGAACTAGCAAAACTTTCCCAAAGTCACCCACAAATGACTCAAGAAATCGCAGAAAAAATTGCCGAAAAACGAGCAAAAGAAGCTTTTGAGGATCTCGCACAATGAAATTCTACTTAGGCTTTATCATTCTCCTTATGATGCTTCTTGCATCATGGGGAGACGCTCCACAAGAATACAAACGTTACGACAACGTTGACTACGAGTATTTGAGATTATGAAACCTTATGTAATCTTCCACCGCACATGGTGGAAGAAAAACCCCAGCTGGCCTGGAGGCCGTGAACCTGGAGTTGGTCACGCCACTATCATTGGACGCGC